ATAGTTAAATGCGATGTTTTTGACGGTGTTTTCCGCGTTACCAGCAGCGTTAACGGTGATGGTGTGTCCATGTGAACCAATCGCAACGGAGTGCGTATGAGCACCAATTCATTCATAGAAGGCAGCTTTGTCTTCTGCGGATGGTTATGCCACAGGGACATCGCCACCACAAAAGCGCCGGTTCTGATGGCGTCTTCCACAGTAAACTTCCGGTTGCTGTCTGACTCCGCCTGTTCTGCCTGTCGTTTCATCAGGGCGAGATGCTCAATACGCTGCAGGGCTGACAGTTCAGAAAGCGTGACGGTCACACCGTTATGTTCAAATGATTCGGTTTTCAGGAACATCGCTGACTCTCCGGATTAACTGGCGGTGACGTTGATTTCTGCAACCGCAGCAAACTCACCATTACCGGATACGACCGGAATGTTGACCTTGCCTGCAGCAACACCTTTCACGGTGATGGTCATACCACTGACCGACACGGTGGCTTTTGTTTTATCCGCAGACACCGCACGGAAGCTCTTGTCGGTTGCGCCTTCCGGCTGGAATGCCACGGTCAGCGTCGTGCTCTGCCCTTTCACCACCGAGGTGCTGGCAGGCGTCACGGTCATGCCGGTTGCCGCTGTTACCGTGCTGCGATCTTCTGCCATCGACGGACGTCCTACGTTGGTGACTTTCACCGTGCGGGTAATCACTTCCTTCGCCGTCACCGCCTTACCGATACTGCTGACCCAGCCGCGGAACACATCGACCGTGCCGTTCGGGAAACGCCGCTGCACCGACAGGGGGATCCCGTCGAGAATACTGGCAATTTCACCTGCGATCCGCGACAGCACGAAAGTACAGAATGCGGTTTCCACCACTTCAGCGGAGTCTCTGGCATTTTTCAGCTCCTGTGCGTCGGCCTGCGCACGCGTAAGTCGATGGCGTTCGTACTCAATAGTCCCTGGCTGGAGATCTGTCTCGCTGGCCTGCCGCAGTTCTTCAACTTCCCGGCGCAGCTTTTCGTTCTCAATTTCAGCATCCCTTTCGGCATACCATCTTATAACGGCGGCAGAGTCATAAAGCACCTCATTACCCTTGCCACCGCCTCGCAGAACGGGCATTCCCTGTTCCTGCCAGTTCTGAATGGTACGGATACTCGCACCGAAAATGTCAGCCAGCTGCTTTTTGTTGACTTCCATTGTTCATTCCACGGCCAAAAACAGAGAAAGGAAACGACAAAGGCCCAAAAGTTCGTTTTCAGCACCTGTCGTTTCCTTTCTTTTCAGGGGGTATTTTAAATAAAAACATTAAGTTACGACGAAGAAGAACGGAAACGCCTTAAACCGGAAAATTTTCATAAATAGCGAAAACCCGCGAGGTCGCCGCCCCGTAACCTGTCGGATCGCCGGAAAGGACCCGCAAAATGATAATAATTATCATCTGCATGTCACAACGTGCATCTACGCCATCAAACCACGTCAAATAATCAATTATGACGCAGGTATCATATTAATTGATCTGCATCAACTTAACGTAAAAACAACTTCAGACAATACAAATCAGCGACACTGAATACGGGACAACCTCATGTCAACGAAGAACAGAACCCGCAGAACAACAACCCGCAACATCCGCTTTCCTAACCAAATGATTGAACAAATTAACATCGCTCTTGATCAAAAAGGGTCCGGGAATTTCTCAGCCTGGGTCATTGAAGCCTGCCGCCGAAGACTGTGCTCAGAAAAAAGAGTTTCGCCTGAAGCAAACAAAGAAAAGAGTGACATTACTGAATTGCTCAGAAAGCAGGTCAGACCAGATTGAAGCAATTTAGATAATCGTGCAGACTAGGTACCTTCATATCACATGGAAGGTACTACAATGGCTCAGGTTGCCATTTTTAAACAAATATTCGATAAAGTGCGAAATAATTTAAACTATCACTGGTTTTATTCTGAACTAAAACGTCACAATGTCTCACATTACATTTACTATTTAGCCACAGAGAATATTCATCTTGTTCTTGAAAACGATAATACGGTTTTAATAAAAGGACAGGGTAAGGTTGTAAATGTAAGATTTTCAAAAAATAAATGCCTTATAGAAACCACATTAAAAGGATTCAAATCAGGAGAGTTATCATTTTACGAATACAGGAAAAATCTTGCTACAGCAGGGGTTTTCAGATGGATTACAAATATCCACGAAAACAAAAGGTATTACTATACCTTTGATAATTCATTACTCTTTACTGAGAACATTCAGAACACTACACAAATATTTCCGCACTAAATCATAACGTCCGGTTTCTTCCGTGCCAGAACCGGACTCGCTGGCATGATGAAATATGTGTACCCGGTAACCCCGGTGTGCATCGTTTTTGATTATTCCCGCACACTCGCGCAGAAGGAGTTCCCCGTCGGGCTACGGTCTCTGTTAATACGGGAATACGGCGACGATACAGCGCATGATGTGTCAGGCTTGAATACCTTTATCCTTTAAAAAGGATATCAGTTAAGTTATCCCGTGTAGGGTATAAGCCATTATCAAAGCCACTCTGTAGGGAATGGCTTTTGTGATGGCATCACTTACTCTTTACGCTGCTATCCCACTCATCCCGGAATTTTGATGGGTTATTGAAACCTTCTGCTGACATAACAACTCCTTCAATGTTTGGCTGAAATTAGGATGTCTTTCCATCAGTCCGCCACCACAAAGAATCTTTTTTGCCATAAGGCAGGAGGTTCATCTTTCAGTGGCTGCCGGTGTTATTTCCCCACTTACTGGCTTGGGTTGTTTCGTGGTACTGCCGTTAACTGGTGGCGCACAGATTTAGTTAAATCCGTTCTCGCCTGAACTATCTTTTACATACCCGGATTGTGGGGATGTAAATCACGGTTTCATTATCAAGCCCACCAGTAGATGGGCTTTGTAATGAAGAGTTGTTATGAAAATTGCTCTAAACAAGCATTAATAGCCATCAGAAGTAATCGCTACAGATTTCAATCCCTCAATGTCATCCTTGGACAGGGCGAACCATTCACCGTGCTTTCTCTTTGCGGCAAATTTGCGATGAAGCATGTTTTCAGTTTCTCTTCCACCAGGGATCAGGCACTCAAGCTTCAAGCAGTCTGGTCCAGAGTTGCCAAGCGATTTGATGCGTTGTGGAATGTTGGATGAATACCCAATTTTGGTTAGCCCAGTTTTCTTCGATGACAAAACGTATACCTGAGGAGGTTCTTTTCTCTGGTCTTCCATTACACGTCTCATTGTTGCCATAAGTCCGCCGTGCATCAGCATTTCAACAAAGAACGCTGACCGAACACCTGACGACTTAAGCATGCCAGAAAATTCACTTGCCAATTCCATTAACTCTGCGATGTTTTAAGGAACTTTTTGGCAGTTATCTTCCTTGTATAAGGAAATCATTCTTTGAAGCTTTTCTTCTAATTGGTTCATAGCGTCTTTACCTTTTAGAAAGTGAGCCTGTCTCACAGAAAAGCCGCCCCGAGATGGTCGCCACCATATACGGCAGTTCTCAGGCTCAACTTTCTGAAAGGCTCGGGTGATGTAATATGCGCGTGAGATGCGCTGTGAAATTCAGATGTAAAAAAAGCCCCGCATCGCGAGGCTCATTAAATGGACTTTGTGATTTGCAAAAAAATTATTTCAGGCATTGCGTCCTGATGTATTCCTGCAGGTAGTTAACCTGCGCGGTTATCTTGTCGATTCCACTTCGGAGACGGTAATAATTGAGTTCAGCATCTGCTGTAAGTCCTGGGCTTTCTCCATCGCCCATGCCGCTGGCTCCGGTCGTTGACTTTGCACAGGTGGCGGCGACTTGCAGGCGCTTACGCCCAGCAGAAACATCAGCACGGAGACTTTCGATAGTCGCGTTAGCATCAGCAAGCTCCTTTGTGTATCTTGCGTCGAGTTCTGCTACATCACGTTGACGCTTCCGCATGTCAGCGATGGTGGCGTTCGCCTTCTCCAGTTCACTGGCCTTGTTATCGCGCTGCTCTTTGTAGGCGATTGCGTTATCACGGTAATGATTAACAGCCAATGACAGGCAGACGATGATGCAGATAACCAGAGCGGAGATAATCGCGGTTACTCTGCTCATTGTTTCCCCCACAAACAGACTTCACGCTCAATCTCACGGCGAGTCATCAGTCCTTTCCATTGATTACCGCCAGCGTATGTCCAGCGCCGTAGCTGATCACATGCGCCTTTAATATCACCCTGGTTTATTTTGCGAAGAAGCGTCGATGTTCTGAAATTGCCAGCACCCACGTTGTAGACGAACGAGTAAAGAGCGCCGCGCGTTGTTTCCGGTATATCGACTTTGATGTACCGGTTAATTTGTCTGGCGACAGTGGCAAGGTCTTTATTCAGGAGGGCTTTGCACTCTGCTTCGGTATACGTTTTACCGGGAATGATGTCTTTTCCTGTATGCCCGTAACATACAGTCCATACACCAACTATGTCTTTGTAAGGATTATGTCTCACACCTTCCAGACCATCGTTACCACTTGGGCCAGTGATTAACACAGATGCTATAGCAATAGCCCCGCCACCAATAGCAGCAGCAACAGCTTTTCGTAATGATGGAGGCATTATTCACCTCTCGCAGCCTTGCGCTTATCTTCTTTAATCTTGAAATAAAGGTTTGTCAGGTACGTCAGCAGGCCAAATACCAGGCTACCCAGCACACCTATTGCTGCCCACTGTGAGGGCGTGACTTTATCGAGCAGCTGTAAAAACCAGTACCCGGCACTACCTGCTGAGGTGCCATAGGCGACACCCGTTGTTAACTTATCCATGGATTTCATAACCCCACCTCGCAGACAAAGCGGGTGTAAATTGAGGGAATACTACGAAACGTAACAGACTCGGAGTCAGTGAATAACTCAGGTATTGGGTTATCAGCTAATATCGAGACTCAAAAAATGGAAAAACCCGCTCGACGGCGGGTTTAAGCTGTGTAACGAAGTAACCACTCTTAACAGCATAACCAATTTTTTACGTACGTAAACCACTAAATGATATTTGCGAGAATGCTACCGAGTATTGAAAACACCACTACAAATACATAAGAAAATCTCAACAAATAACCAACAAATAATTTCCAGCGTTATTTTTAGCCAATTTAAATTGAACCTTCAAATTATAGAGCACTTATAAATAACAGCCATTAATATAAATTGGCTAATAGATTTATTTTTATTCAGCCAAGAGCCATGAATAGGATTCGATAGAAAAAAGTTCAGATAAAAATAGAGATCTACTTCACAAATTAAACGAGAAACCAAAACTTACATCTTGAAATAATCACATTGATTAGATGAATATTTATCGCGCAGTGACATCATTTTTTAATAATAGTTCAAAAAAAAGGGCTCACGATGAAAAAATTAACAGTGGCAATTTCTGCTGTAGCTGCATCAGTACTGATGGCGATGTCTGCTCAGGCAGCTGAAATTTATAATAAAGACAGTAACAAGCTGGATCTGTACGGGAAAGTTAATGCTAAGCACTACTTCTCCTCTAATGATGCAGATGATGGTGATACTACTTATGCCCGTCTTGGCTTCAAAGGTGAAACCCAAATCAACGATCAACTGACTGGTTTCGGTCAGTGGGAATATGAATTCAAAGGCAACCGCGCTGAATCTCAAGGTTCCTCCAAAGATAAAACCCGTCTTGCCTTCGCTGGCCTGAAATTCGGTGACTACGGCTCAATCGATTACGGCCGTAACTACGGTGTAGCATACGACATCGGTGCGTGGACTGACGTTCTGCCAGAATTCGGTGGCGATACCTGGACCCAAACAGATGTGTTCATGACTGGTCGCACCACAGGTGTTGCAACTTATCGTAACAACGACTTCTTTGGTCTGGTTGATGGCCTGAACTTTGCAGCTCAGTATCAGGGCAAAAATGACCGAAATGAAGTAACTGAAGCTAATGGCGATGGTTTCGGTTTCTCAACTACTTATGAGTATGAAGGATTCGGCGTGGGTGCAACCTATGCTAAATCTGATCGCACTAATAATCAGGTTATCTACGGTAACAACGGTCTGAATGCTTCTGGTCAAAATGCTGAAGTATGGGCAGCTGGTCTGAAATATGATGCGAACAACATCTATCTGGCCACCACCTATTCTGAAACCCAGAACATGACTGTTTTTGGTAATAACCATATTGCCAACAAAGCACAAAACTTCGAAGCTGTTGCACAATATCAGTTCGACTTCGGCCTGCGTCCATCCGTTGCTTACCTGCATTCTAAAGGAAAAGACTTGGGTGTTTGGGGTGATCAGGACCTGGTTGAATATGTTGATGTAGGTGCAACCTATTACTTCAACAAAAATATGTCCACTTTTGTTGACTACAAAATCAACCTGATTGATAAGAGCGATTTCACGAAAGCATCTGGCGTTGCTACCGATGATATCGTTGCTGTAGGTATGGTTTACCAGTTCTAATTTGATTACTAAAAGATATGTTGTGGGAGGCTTTGCCTCCCCAACATATAAGTGGCTCCCTCAAGCCACTTCCTTTAGAAGCACAACCTTGCTTCTAACTATACAAACCTTCTGTTATATATTACCCTTTATTTTTGGGGGCGCTTCAACGCCCCATTTTTAATAACTTTTAGTAAATAATTGGCGTATTAATTAGAGTTATTAACAACGATATCCATCTCTAACCGGATATCTAATGCCATTAACATCCCTTCAATTATGCCCTCAGCCTTTTGTAACCTTTTCCCGATATAACCATCAGAGCAGCAATGCTTACCTGCCAGTGACATGAATGTCATACCGACTATATAATAATCTACTAATAAATCGTGCAAATCGCTGTTGTTCTTTTTCAGACGGGCCATGCACCCGCAAATGATCATCGCGTCATCGTCACAACATTGCGGGCGAGATTTTACTTTTGAAGGAATTAATCCCTTAAAACCGGCGGCAATGGACGACCAGGTCACATCTTCATGATTATTAGCCGCCCACGCTCCCCAACGCTCAAGAACCATCTGAATATCACGCATCAACTTACTCCACAAAAATCAGACCAGAACGCCAATTACAAGCAAAAATCAACAAAACAGTATTAGTTGATTGTTATCTCTGACTTCATACTCCTGCTCCTGTCAGGGTTTTGGCGTAATTCTTCAGTATTCGGTAATCGGTCAAAACAGAACCGGGAAAATGATATAAGTGCAGGCGCACCCAGCGGCGGCGAAGACGTTCTGCCATATAAGACTCAAACATCATTCATCTCCCAGTTCAGTGATGGTCAGCTCCAGCTTCCCACCTTTGGTAACGGGCATCTTCACAACACGGTAATCAACGACCTGAACATCATCCAGCCAGAAACCTGCTTTGGTAAGTGCGTCAAAAGCAGCTTTTTGCAGATTATCCAGGTCACGGCGACGGCGATCCGGCATGTGACACTCAATGCGGATTTTCACAGGAATAGCCAGGCCGATATCCAGCATTGCGTTTTTAATGATTCGGGCGACGTTATCGCGGTATGCCTGCCCCTCTGCGCTGACGTGCGTGCGCCCGCGATTATGGCGGTAATAGCGATTATTGCTCGGAGGCCAGGGTAATGTGATGCTGTAGGTATTCACGCCTTAATAACCCCCTCTTTCAGCCAGATAACCTGTGTTCTCGCCATATCTTCCAGCGCGCATTCTTTTGCATACTCAGCATCGACAAAATGTGTGCGGCGGTCGATTTCGTCGTGACAGGCAGAACATGCAATGGTGGCAATCAGGTCTGGCGGTTTGATACCGGTACCGCACAATCCAGCCAGCCGGATATGTGCCAGTACAGACGTCTCAGAATTGCCATTACATACGCCAGGGATTCTTACCTGGCATTCCCGACCACGCGCTGCTTTTCTCAAATCAGCCATGATTCCTCCTTGCTGCCAGTCGCAACCATTTTTTATCAACCAGGCTGGCGGTATACCCTAGCAGTGTTGGTATTTCGGATGGCTTCAGCTCAGGCTTACGCTTACGACGATTTGGTACTCTGTAGATGTGTCCGTTCATGACCCGAATAAGCGGTGTAGTCATTACGCCTCCTGCTTGTCGCGCAGCAGCTGGAACTCGCAGCTCTGCGGAATAGTCAGGCGGCAGCCAATATTCATCGCCCAGGCTTCAACCTTACACAGGAAGACATACATCTCTCCGGTATCAAGATCGGAGGTATGGCGTAACGACTGGATCGTAGTGACTTCGCCGGTTACGACATCAACCAGGTCCTTGGTTTCATAACCGAGGTATGTGTGTTTGAGAGCATCTTTTACCCATGCTGCAGTAGCGAACGATTCCCCCCTGCTGATGAGGTACTCACTGATTTCGCTGTACCACATGTGGCTGAGTGCATTCTGGGAAAGACTGCGTCTTTCGCGCCACGGTTTAAGCACCATGCGAAAGCATTTGCCGTCCTCCAGATAAGGCTGGATCTGCTGACCGATAGCGGTGAAGTTACCGCGATGTAATTTGATGCCGTCTTGTGGGAGGTTCACGCTTCACCTCCGCAGAGGTCAAACGCTGGATGCAAAAAATCGCAGGTGCATTTCTGCATCTGTGAAGGGAGAAGAGAGTTTAGATTGTATGTGCGCATAAACGTCCCCGTTTAGCGCAGAAGTCACCGGAGTTGTTCAGGCTCCGATGACATGATTATGGCGAGTTGATTATGGAAAATCAAATTAGTACAAATCACCACTGAAGCGTAAATTTTCCAGTTTGTTACGGTGAAAATTGATTTGCTGTGCGGGTGATGCTGCCAACTTACTGATTTAGTGTATGATGGTGTTTTTGAGGTGCTCCAGTGGCTTCTGTTTCTATCAGCTGTCCCTCCTGTT